CTTTAGTCGTCCCATCAAGATCGCAGAGATCGGGTGGGGCACTGGAGCTACTTTGGGAGTTGATTTGGACCCTTGGAATTTGTATTTCAATGATAAAAGGGTGATCAATCGCATCAACAATTACAATTTGTTGCGAGCAAAGCTCAAGATCAAAGTTGTAATCAATGGTAATGGTTTCTTGTATGGAAGGGTATTGTGTACTTACTTACCCTTGGCAGAATACGACGCATTGACATCTGTTGCATCTCTTGTACCTGAAGATAATGTTCAAGCGTCTCAGTGGCCTCACATTTTCTTGGATCCCACTACTTCAACGGGAGGAGAAATGGTTTTACCATTCTTCTATCACAAGAATTACCTAACTGTGCCACTTGCTGAGTGGACAGATATGGGACAATTGTTTTTCCGTACCTTGAATACATTGAAGCATGCGAACGGTGCTACTGATAATGTAACCATCTCTGTATTTGCTTGGGCTGAGGATGTCAGCTTGTCTGTACTTACTTCAGTTGATTCCAGTACTTTGGTACCTCAAATGGGAGAAGAAAATGAAGTTGATGAAGCCAACAAGACTGGCATGATTTCTGGTCCAGCAACCGCTGTAGCTAAGATGTCGAATGCAATGTCGGCTGTTCCAATGTTGAAACCCTATGCCCTTGCTACTGAACAAGTGGCCAACACAGTGGCGAAAGTTGCAAAACAATTTGGTTATTGTAGGCCCCCTGAGACTAAGAATCCGTCTCCAATGAGACTTTTCACTACTAGTTCTTTGGCGGTTACTAATGTACCGGATACCGCTCAGAAGCTGACTGTTGATGACAAGCAAGAACTATCAATTGATCCTCGTATAGCAGGATTAGGTGCTAGTGATCCTTTAGCCATTAAGGAAATTGCAAAACGTGAATCGTACTTAACTAAGTTCACGTGGGCTCAAGGAACTGTTCCAGAAACGTTGTTGTGGAATGCTAGAGTTGATCCAGTTACATGGGCTGAAAGTTCATTGACACCAACATCTTTTCATTTCCCAGCTTGTGCAATGGCTGCAATGCCATTCAAGTTTTGGACTGGTTCGATGAAGTTTCGATTTCAAGTTGTTTGTTCAGCTTTTCACAAAGGACGCATCAAGATTGTCTACGATCCCAACTTCTTTGGATCAATGTCTGGAACTCGATTTTCTGAGTATAATATCAACTATACAGAAGTCATAGACATCGCTGACACTCAGGATTTTACTATTGAGATAGGCAATGGACAACCAACAACTTTGTTGGATCGACACACGCCCTGTGTCGATTCTGTGACCCAAATGTATTCTACGACAGCGTACACATCGAAGGAAGAAGGCAATGGTGTCTTGGGAGTTTTCATTGTGAATGAACTTACGACTCCGAATAGCACCACTGATAATGATATTGAGGTGAATGTTTTCGTTTCTATGGGTGACGATTTCGAAGTCTTCGTTCCCGATGATTCTTTCCAAAGGTTTGTTTTCAAGCCACAAATGGGAGAAGAGATTGTTTCTGAAGCTCAGAATACGCCTGAACCCTCTGCACCTCAACAAGCTGATTCGGATACCCTTGGTGTTTCCCTGCAAGATAATTCCATGATAAATATGGTTTTTACAGGTGAATCGATATTATCTTTTCGAACAATGTTGAAGAGGTATAATTTGTGGCGTCGTGAGATGATGAATATCAACGCATCTGGAGGTGCTTTTACGTATACGCAAGATATTAATTTTGCTGCGTATCCCTTTTTGAGAGGAGCTATACCGGGTGCTGTTGACACCGCTACAACTGGTCCATACAATTTTGCAAATACTGTTTTGATGCATTGGGTTACTTATGCGTTCCAAGGATTTCGAGGATCTATTCGGTACAAGGCTGTACCTATTAATTTCAATTCTGCTGGCAATGGGGTTCTTAGAGCCAACATGACCGTACAGAGGAAGCCTATTGGTGATACTATATACCAAAAGAATCAAGGCCCCGTTACGAACTTTATAGATCCAAGTTTTGCTGCGGCATCAATTGTTTTGGACTATTCTAGTCCTGTTACTCGTATTAATACGGGTGTCAGAGGTATGACGTATACTGATTTTGAAGTGAATCAAAACACAGAATTTGAAATGCCGTATTATTCTCCTGAACGTTTTGTCCCAGGAAAGATTTCAAATTGGACATCGGTTCCAACTCCTGTGGAGGGATACAAATGCAAAATTAATGCAACGATCAATGACAAATCAGTGTTGGATATGTATGTGGGGGCTGGAGAAGACTTTCAAGTTTACATGTGGACAGGTTTGCCACGCATGTACTGTGAGTCGGTTCCGCCTGCTGCAGATGTTCAACCTGGTTAAGTGACCAATGACTTGGGATAGTCGTAAAATATCCCATGTGACCTGGTGATGTCGTTAAACTCACGTGGCTAGATGAAGCCGGTAAATTCATCCGACCTGAAGAGGTATGTAAATAAACTACTACTCTGTGACCGGGTAGGTGTATCATAATTATGATACGGATTGGTCGCGCCATATCCTGTTGGATTTCGGAATTTTTCCTGGCGTGGCCAGGTTTTCATGAGATCACACATTTAATTAGCGTGACCAAGTGGGTTTTCCCACACGAGAGGACATTCTGCTTTGCGCAGGTCCTCTCGACGTTTGGTCTCCTGTG